CACCGGCAAGGACGGCACCACCCTCGCCAACGCCTCCGCCCCGGGGCTCGACAGCTACGGCGCCGTCGTCATCACCGCGCTGACCGCGGCGTTGTGGTGGCTGAGGAAGTCGATCGCCAAGGCCGTGAAGGGGAAGTGGAAGAAGGGCGTCCTCACCGGGTGCGTGCTGTGCATCTCCACCGGCACCGCCGCGGTCATCGCTCAGACCGTCGTCGGCGGCGCCAACGACCTGGGTGCGCTCGTCCTCGGTCAGATCGCCACCGGGACCTTCGTATGAGCGCCCCCACCACCGCGCAGTGGCTGCGCGCCGCCGCCGACCAGATCGCCGTCGGCAGCACACGGCTGGCCACCGATCGGGCGCGCCGCACCATCCAGTGGCTGCGCCGCTCGATCAGGCGCGCCCGGGCGTGGGTGGGGGAGGCCTCGGGGTTCGACAAGGCGCTCCGCCTGGCGCTGCTGGCCGCCGGCGTCTGGATCCTCCGCAAGGTCGGCGTCCGCCTGGGCGGGTGGGCGTACGGCCGGATCGAGTCAGGCGCCTGGTGGTGGCTGCTGACCGCCTGCACCGTCGTCTGGACGGTGGCGGCCTACCGCGCCGGCCGAGCGGACTGGACACCGAAGCAGCCGCAGCTGGAGCCCGCCGACGCCGCCCCGGACGAGGAACCGCCGGCCGAAGGGGAGCAGCCGCAGCCGGCCGTCGAGCAGGCCCCGGCCGGGCCGCCGCCCGTCTCCCCCGTCGCACTCGTCGCCGCGGTCCGGGACATCGGCACCCCGCACGCCCAGCTGAAGCCCCTCGCCGACCACCTCGGCACCACCACCGACGCGGTGCGCGCCGCGGCCCGTCGGATGGGGTGGGCGGTCAAGGACGTGCGGATGGCCGGCCGGTCGGCGTCGGCCGGGCTCCGCTGGGACGAGGTCCCCTCCCCGCCCCCGGCCGACCCCTTCCCGGGTGTCGTCGGTGCAGGTCAGCCCGCCGACGACAACGACGACGACACCGACGAGGAGGGGCCCGAGAAGGGGGTGCGTGTAGTGCGCACCGATGGCGGGCTGATCGTCTACGACCTCGCCGACACCCACCGCCGCCGCGGCACCGTCCGCGCATGAAACCCCCCCGGGCGCCCGCCTCGGGCCACCTAAAAGAGGAACCGACATGGACAAGCAGGCCGCGATCGAGGAAGCCGCCCGCGAGGTGCTCGCGCACGGCGGCCCGGACTGCCTCACCGATCCGAAGCAGGTGACGCGGGCGATGACCCGCGCCTACGGCCTCGGAGCCACCGAGCAGGACATCACCGCCGAGATGCGCCGCCAGCGCGGCGCCTGACCCCCCTAGAACCCGGGGCGGCCGTCCGCCTGGCAGCTAGCCGGCCGCCCCGGTCCACCCATCCCGAACACGAGATAGGAGACCGCCATCATGGCACTCGGATTCAAGTAGCCGATCGAGCCCGACGACCCGCGTCTGCAGGGCCACGAGACCGTCTACCAGGCGTCCCGCGGCGGCTACTACCCGCAGGAGGAGCGGCCCGTGCCGGGTACGCCGAAGGACGAGCAGGAGAGCTGACGCCCTGCCACACTGGGTGCTGCGCCCCGCTGTCGCCCCCCGTCGACGGCGGGGCCACTCATTTGGGTCACAGGTTGACCACACCCACCTCACACCGAGTACGCGCACACGCATGATGCCCACACACCGCACGATCCCTGGGGGGGACCCATGAGCGACACCACGCCCACACCGCCGACCCCGAGCTTCCCGCCGCCCCCGCCGCCGGCACCGAAGAAGTCCCGAACCCACCTCGTCATCATCGGCTCAGCAGCTGCCGTCATCGCGGCTGTCATCGGCACTGGCGTCGTGGTCGTGCAGTCCAGCAATGACGACAGCAAGCCGACGGCCACCGCGACAACGAGCACCCCGGCCGAGGAAGCGGCGACTGCCACCGAGGAGGACCCGGAGCCGACGTACGCCGAGGTGACGGCGGCCAACTTCACGATCTCGTTGCGCACCACCAAGCGGCAGTGCTTCGGGTCGGCGGGCTGCAACATGACGGTCGAGCCGACGCTGACCCTCGTGGGTGATAGTGGCAGCATCGACCCGGACGCCGTGTACGAGATCACCTACGAGATTCGCGGCGACGAGTCTGGCCCGGTCATCGAGACGGCTGAGCTGTCGAACCAGACCAGCTTGAACTACCGGCCGTCAATGATCAGTACGGCTTCGGCGGGTACGAAGGTGTCTGTGGAGATCACCGACGTCACGGAGCAGGGGGTTTGATCGCGTACGCGGTAGTGACATTCGCGCCATGTGGGGCGTAGCGTTTCGGCCAGCGGCAGCCGTGCGGCCCGGTCTTCCGGGCGGGGGTTGTGGAGTACGACCCCGCCTCCCCCGTATGGCTGCCGCGCAGACGTACAGCGGCCCCGCTCCGGCTCGTCCGGGCGGGGCCGTCGCCTTGCACCGAACGGCCCTAACGGCGACGCCAACCCCCCAGGCCTGCCGCCCGCGCGACAACCTCAACCCAGCTTGACGTTGAAGCCGATCATGCCTCACTATGGGCCGCAGATCTGGCATGCCCGGAAACAGACGTGAAGCGTCCGGCATGATGTCCCCTCAGCCACATAGGTCCTAGGGGGGACATGAACATCCGCATCACCGCCGCCGTCATCACCGCGGCTTCCGCGCTCGCGCTCACCGCCTGCTCGTCAAGCAGCGACTCCAGCACTGAGAGCGCCCCGAGTCCGAAGGCCTCGAAGACACCCAGTCCCGACTGGAGCGCTGCCGAGCAGGCCGCCGGCATCCCGCCGAAGCCGACCGGCGCCACGCGCGAGGAGCTGCTCCGGGCCCTCGCTGCGGCGAACCCGGACATCGTGAAGTACGAGGACAAGGCCATCGACGCCGCACGCAACCAGTGCTCCGCCATCAACGGCGGCAGCAGCAAGGCGGATTGGTCCGCAGCTCAGCGCTTCACGTACAAGGACGTCACCACCACCGAGGCGCAGGGCAAGCAGATCAACGAGGCGCTGAAGGGCCTCGGCTTCTGCAAGGTCTGACCCGTACCGCACCAGGCCCGGCCCACGACGGCCGGGCCTTCGCATGTCCGGGAGGAGGCAGCCGTGCCCAACCCGCCCCGCAAGAACGGTCTCCGCAAGGACCAGCGGCCCGTCACCGAAGCTGACTACGACGAGGTCCGGCGCCTCCACGCCCAGGGCCTCGGCCGCAACGCCATCGCCCGCGAGATGGGCCGCGGCCCCCGCACCGTCAGTGTGATCGCCGCCGAACTCGGCCTCGTCTTCGACGTCACGATGACCGAGGAAGCCACCCGGCACCGCGTCGCCCAGCTCGCCGCACTGCGCGCCGAGACCGCGATCGACCTCCACCTGGACGCCCTCAAGCTCACCCAGTCCATGTGGGAACCCGCCGTCATCTACAACTTCGGCGGCAAGGAGAACACGTACGCCTACGAGCACGTGGACGAGCCGCCCGCGATCGACAAGAAGAACCTGATGGCCGCGGCCGGCATCGCTCTGGAGAAGTCTCTGAAGCTCGTACCGCCGGCCGAGGACTCCGGCGCCGAGGACGCGCGCTCGATGCTCGGCCAGCTGATGGTCGGCCTGAAAGCGGCGTACGACCAGGCCGTCACCGAGGAGGCCGCCAACGGGGAGGCGGAGGGTGAGTCTCCTTGATGCGCTGCCGCTGTCCCGAAAGCAGATCATCTCGGTGGTCGAGGCGACGGCACGCATCAATGCGTGGGAGGGCAGCGTCCGTTCCGGGAAGACGATCGCTTCGCTGATCTGCTGGCTCGCGTTCGTCGCGGACGCCCCGACCGGCGGCGAACTGGTGATGGTGGGCCGCACCCGCGACTCGCTGTACCGCAACGTGATCCAGCCGCTGACCAACCCGGAGATCTTCGGAAAGCTCTCCAAGCAGATCAAGTACAACCCGGGTGCACCGATCGCCTACATCATGGGCCGCGTCGTGCATGTCCTCGGCGCGAACGACGCGAAGGCCGAGCCGAAGGTCCGCGGTATGACCTGCTCGGGCGCCTACGTGGACGAGGCGACGACGCTGCCGAAGACGTTCTTTGACCAGCTCCTCGCCCGTTGCTCCGTCACCGGTGCACGGGTGTTCACCACGACGAACCCGGACAACCCCGCGCACTGGTTCCGCAAGGAGTACCTGAAGCGGCCGGCCGAGACCGGGCTGCGCTCGTGGCACTTCACCCTGGACGACAACCCGTACCTCGACCCGCAATACGTAGCCTTCCTGAAGACCACCTACACCGGGCTCTTCTACCGGCGGAACATCCTCGGACACTGGGTGCAAGCCGAGGGCGCGATCTACGAGGCGTTCGACCCGGAGCGGCACATCACCGCAGACCTCCCGCGGATCGACCGCTGGCTGTGCGACGCGATCGACTACGGCACGACCAACCCGTATGCCGACCTGCTGCTCGGCCTCGGTTCCGACCAGCGGCTGTACGTGGTGTCGGAGTACCGTTGGGACTCGCGCGCTGAACGGCGCAAGATGACCGACGCCGAGTACAGCCTGGCGCGGCGCCGCTGGCTGGCTGCCGTGCCGCAGCCGACCACGAACGTCGTGGGTGTGCAGCCGGAGTGGACGATTGTCGACCCGTCGGCCGCGTCGTACATCGAGCAGCTGCACCGCGATGGCGTGTCCGGAGTGACGGCTGCGGACAACTCGGTCGTGGACGGGATCCGCACGGTCTCCAGCCTGCTCGCCGGGGACCGGCTGCGCATCCACCCGTCGGCCACTGGCCTGATCGAGGAAATCCCGGGCTACTCCTGGGACGACGACGCCGCGGAACGCGGTGAGGACAAGCCCATCAAGCAGGACGACCACAGCTGTGACGCGCTCCGGTATGGGGTGCGGACGACCGAGGCCCTGTGGCGGCCGCACATGCCGACCAGACTGGAGGTGGCCGCATGACCGGTCCGATCGTGCGCCTGCCCGTCTACCTCCAAGTCGGCAGCAACGCCGAGCCCCTCGAAGTCGGGTGGGTGGAGGTCGAAGTAGGCAAGGACACGGAGGTCGACATCAGGTCGGCCGTGGCCGCTGTGCTGCGGGCATCCGCCGACGGACTGGACAGCCTGCCCACGGACGACGAGGAGGTGCCGGATGCCGCTGCCCACGGGTGACATCGCCTGGCCGCCCCCATACCTCGCCCCGGCCTTGGACGCCATGCACACCTGGGACACCTGGTGGTCCGGCGATCCTGACCGCCTGGAGCAGCTGTACGGGGGCAGCACCGGCGGCGGCCCCGACCCGAAACGGCTTCAGTTCGCCGGCGGTGTGGTCGGCCGGATCGCTCGCTGGTGGTGGGGTACACCCACGGCGCCCGGCGAACGGCGCACGAAGCTGCATGTGCCGCTCGCCGGGGACCTGTGCGGCGGCTCAGCCGACCTACTGTTCAGCGAGCCGCCCATGTTCGTCGTGGACGACAAGGACACCCAGGACCGGTTGGACCAGCTGACCGACGACGGCCTGCTCGCCACCCTGCAAACCGCCGCCGAAGTCGGCGCCGCGCTCGGCGGCGTATACCTCCGGCCCGTCTACGACACCGACATCGCTGACCGACCATGGATCGACGCCGTCCACGCCGACCGCGCCATCCCCGAGTTCCGATGGAGCAGGCTCGCCGCCGTCACCTTCTGGCGCATCGTCGGCGAGGCAGACGGCCAGGTCTGGCGGCACCTGGAACGGCACGAGCCTGGGGTCATCCTGCACGGCCTCTACCAGGGCACCAAGGACAACCTCGGTCGGCCCGTGCCGCTTGAGGACAACCCGGCTACCGCGCCCTTCGCCGCCGACGTCAACGAGGACGGTGCGATCCCCACCGGGTACGCCGGCCTCGACGTCGCTTACATCCCGAACCAGTCCTCCCGCCGCTGGCGCTCCAAGCCGCGTCTCCAGGACCTCGGCCGCAGCGACCTCGACGGCGTCGAGCCGCTCATGGACGCCCTGGACGAGACCTACTCCAGCTGGATGCGGGACATCCGCATCGGCAAGGGCCGCGTCATCACACCGAACGCCTACCTCCAGTCCCACGGACCCGGGCGCGGCGCATCGTGGAACCCTGACCAGGAGGTCTTTGCCGGGCTGGACATGCTGGCCCGTGCCGACGCCAGCAGCCAGCTCACCGCGGTCCAGTTCGCCATCAGGGTGCAGGAGCACCGGGACACGGCCGAGGACCTGGTGAACCAGATCCTTCGGTCTGCCGGCTACTCGGGCCAGACCTTCGGCATCGGTGGCGACGTCGCTGTGACGGCCACCGAGGTCAACGCCCGGGAGCGCCGGTCGATGACGACGCGCGGCCGAAAGGTGCTGCGGTGGCGGCCGGCGCTGGCGCACGTCATCGAGGCGCTGCTGGCGGTGGACCGGGAGGTGTTCGGCAGCAACGTGGTGCCGCAGCGGCCGACGGTGGAGTTCGAGGACTCCGTCCAGGAGGATCCGCTGTCGCTGGCGAACACCGTCGACGTCCTGCGCCGGGCGCAGGCCGCATCGACGGACACCCTCGTGCGTATGGCGCACCCCGAGTGGGACGACACCCAGGTGCAAGCCGAAGTCGCGCGGATCCAGCAGGAGAACGGCACTGCCGTGCCGGACCCGATGCAGACCGGCGCGCTGCCGTAGGGGGGTGATCGGCCGTGCCCGTCTCCCCGGCCCTCGCCGAGGACTTGGCCGCCGCCGTCGCCGACTTGTACGAGGCCGCCGAAGGCGTCCTCATCGAGCGGATCCGCCAGGCCCTGGCGGAGGGCATCGACTCGCCCGCCTGGGTGCAGATGAAGCTCGCCGCGGTCGGCAATCTCCAGACCGCCATCGAGGCGGTCATCGCTGCTCTCCAGGCCGATGCCACCGGCGCGATCCACCAGGCCGTCGCGGAGGCGTACGACCGCGGGCAGCAGGCGGCCGTCGCGGAACTCGGCGCGCTGGGAGCAGCTCAGACCCTGAGGGCTGTGGAGGTCGTTCCGACTGCGCCGGTCGTGGACCGGCTCGCTCGGGCCGCCGTGGACGACACGGGGCCCGTCTACCTGCGGATCCTGCGCACCACGCTGGACGCGTACCGGGCCGTCGTCGCCCGCGCGGCGGCCGGGCCAGCCCTGGGGGCTCAGACCCGCCGGCAGGCCGCGCAGTCCGCGCTGGACGAGTTCGCGAACCGGGGAATCACCGGGTTCATCGACCGGACCGGCCGGGCTTGGGAGATGCGGTCGTACGTCGAGATGGCCATGCGGTCGGTCCTCGGCCGGGCCGCGATCGAGGCCCACACGGATCGGCTCGGCGCGGCCGGGGTGGACCTGGTGATCGTGTCGCAGGCTCCGGAGGAGTGCCCGTTGTGCCGGCCGTGGGAGCGGAAGATCCTCGCTCGCACCGGCGCGCCTGGCGGGCGCGAGGTCCAGGTCGAACACGCCGCCGAGGACGGCCGCATGGTCACGGTCCGCGTGGCGGGATCACTGCCGGAGGCACGGGCGGCGGGGCTGATGCATCCGAACTGCCGCCACAGCGTGAGCGCCTACCGGCCCGGTGTGTCCCGGATCCCGGAGCAGCAGCCGTCACGCGGCACCTATGAGAACACGCAGAAGCAGCGGTACATGGAGCGGCAGATCCGGCGGTGGAAGCGGCGGGAGGCCGCAGCGATGGACAACGCCGCGCGTACGGCCGCCCGTGCGCGGGTGCGCGCGTACCAGGCGCGGATTCGTGAGCTGGTCGCGGACACGAGCCTGCCGCGCAAGTCGCACCGCGAGCAGCTCACGACGGCCCGCTAGAGCCCGCGGACCCTCGCAGGCGGATTGTCCTGGCTGGACTTGGCGTCGCCGACGACGCTAAACCAGGCAGCCGGTCCGTAGGTCACGAACGGCTCGGCCTTCTTGTCGATGTAGCCGCCAGCCTCCTTCTCCCATATGAGAAGCGCGCCGTTGTCACCGACGGAGTAGCGGTATTCCCGCCCCTCACCGTCCTCGAAGCGGCCGTCTTCGTCGATCTTGTCGCTGTTGAACTTCACCTGAACTCCCATAGCGGCACGTTAAACGATCTCCCGCCAGGCGCGGGCGCTCGTACCGATTTCCGGTCCGCCAGGCGCGGGCCTTTCCGATGCGCACCAGGAGTGCACACATGCAGAAGCGAACTGTTCCCAGGCTGGCCCGCGCTGGCTGGGCACATCCGTACGCCACGGGCCCTTTCGACCCGTATCTGTACGCCGACGGCGGGGACGGAGGCGACTCCGGATCCGACAGCGGCGACAGCGGTGACGACGGCGGCACGGACGACTCCGACACTGGTGACGACGCTGCCGACGGGACCGGCGACGACGGCCAGGGCGACGACGGGGCCAAGGACGACAAGCCCAAGCCGAAGCCGCCCGCGAAGAAGGACGCCGAGGAGGACCCGGCCGCCACGATCGCCCGGCTCCGGAAGGAGCTGAAGACGGCGAACGCGGACGCCGCGAAGGCCCGCACCAACGCGAAGAAGGCCGCCGCCGACGAGGCGCGCACGCAGATCGTGCAGGAGCTGGGCAAGGCACTCGGCCTGATCAAGGACGACAAGGACACCCCGCCGGACCCGGCCGCGCTCACCACGCAGATCGAGAAGGCCACGGCCGCTCACCGGGAGACGGCGATCGAGCTGGCGGTGTACCGGGGCGCGTCCAAGCACGGCGCGGACCCCGAGGCGCTCACCGACTCCCGGGCGTTCCTGCGTTCCATCGCCGACCTCGATCCGACCGACGAGGAGTTCACGAAGAAGGTCACCGCCGCCATCAAGGCCGCGGTCGCAGACAACCCCAAGCTCAAGGCCGCGAGCGCGCCTCCGCGCAGCAGCGGCGACTTCTCCGGCAGCTCGGAGAAGCCCAAGTCGAAGAACACCATCGAGGCGCAGCGCGAGGCGTACCGCAAGGGACGCCGCTGAGCCTCCGAACCTGATGGGAGGCCCTTGTGGCCAACACCTTCCTCACCCCCGACCAGATCGCCACGAGGGCGCTCGCCACGCTGTACGAGACGACCACCATGGCGCAGCTCGTGCACCGCGACTTCGAGCCCGACTTCCAGGGCCGGCAGGGCGACACCATCACGGTGCGCAAGCCCGCGGTGTTCACGGCCAACGAGTTCAACCGGGCCACCGGCATCGTCACGCAGAACGCGACCGAGACCGGCATTCCCGTCACGCTGAACCACTTCGCCGACGTCAGCGTCCCGGTCACGACGGAGCAGCTCACCCTGGAGATCAACGACTTCGGCGTGCAGCTGCTGGACCCGATGATGAAGGCCATTAGCGAGAAGATCGATCGCGACCTCCTCGCCCTGCGCGACGACATCACCCAAGAAGTGGGCGCGGTCGCTGAGAACGCGGACGGCGAGAACCACAACTACACCGACGGGCACTACCCGTGGTCGGACTCCCGCGTCCTCATCGAGGCCGGCGCGATCCTCGACACCAAGAACGTCCCGCAGGACGAGCGGCGCGTCGTCGTGGGCCCGCGCACCAAGGCCCGCTGGATGGCCGAGAAGATCTGGCGCGCGGCGAACGAGCGCGGCTCCACGGTGGGGCTGACCCAGGCGCAGTTCGGCGCGCAGGCCTCCGGATTCGACCCGTACATGTCGCAGAACATCGCCGGACCGGCGGCCAACCCGACTACCGGCCAGCCGACCACCGAGGTGGACGTCGCGTTCCACCGCACCGCGTTCGCGCTGGTCACTCGGACGCTGGAGATCCCGCCGGGCGCGCAGGACGCCGCGATCATGGACTTCGAGGGGTTCGCGCTGCGCGTGGTCTACGACTACGACATCAAGTACAAGCAGACCGTCGTCTCCGTCGACTGCCTGTACGGCACCAAGACCCTCGACGCAAACAGGGCCGTCCTGATCAAGGGAGCTGACCAGGCATGATCCGCTACCGCAACGAGAACACCGGCGACGTGGTCGAGCGGGACACCGAGGACGCCCGACTGGACGCGCTCGCGAACTGGGAACGCCTCCGCGACGACGAGACGCCCGGCCCGGCCCGCCCCGATGGCGTCCTGTCGCGGCCGCAGGCCTCGCCGGGAACCGCCCCGACCGACCCGGCCAGTCCTCGCGCCCAGGAGCAGGCGAAGGCCGAGGAGCAGCAGGAGGAGGCCGGTGATCCGCCGGCCAAGTCGGCGTCCAAGGGCGAGTGGGTGGAGTACGCCCTGAAGCGGGCGGTGTCCGACGAGGAGCGGCAGGAGATCCCGCAGCTCACCAAGGAGCTGCTCATCGCCAAGTACGGCGGCGAGGAGGCGTAGCTGATGGGGCTCTCCAGCACTCTCGCCGTCAGCGCGTTCACCGAGCTGACCGGCCCATCCGGACTCGGCACGGCCCGGCTCCCGGCCGGCCTCTCGCGGGCGGTGACGCTCGCCTCAGGCACCGGGGCCGGGAAGGCCGACAAGGCGTACACCGCGCGCCGGACCATCGCGGCGAACGGCACGGACGACCTCGACCTGGCCGGCGTGCTCACCGACGCCTTCGGCGGCACGATCACCTACGCCAAGATCAAGGGCCTGGTCATCGCGGCCGACGTGGGGAACACGAACAACGTCGTGATCGGCAATCCGGCCAGCAACGCCTGGGCCACACTCCTGAACGCCACCGGCACGCTCACCCTGCGGCCCGGCGCAGTGTTCGCCGCCATCGCCGGGTCGGCGGACGCCACGGCCTACAGCGTGACCGCGTCCACCGGCGACGTCCTCCGCCTGGCCAACTCGGGCGGTGGCAGCACGGTCACGTACGACATCTGCATCGTGGGGACCTCCGCGTAGCAGGCCACCGCAGAGGAGGACCAGCCCATGGCAAGCCGCGTCTACGCGACGGTCGCACAGTACGAGGAGTACACCGGGACGTCCCCGGCGCCGGCCGGCACCGGCAGCCGACTGGGTACGGCGTCGCGGATGCTGGAGCGGCTGGTCCTGCGGTACTGCCAGTACGACGTCGACCCGGCGGGTTCGCCGACCCACCCGCTGGTCGTCGCTGCGTTCCGGGACGCTGTCTGTGCCCAGGTCAGCTGGTGGGACCACGTCGGCGAACCGTCCGGCGCGGACGCGGTCGGCTGGGGCTCGATCGCCATCGGCTCCGTCCAGCTCGGCCGCTCAGTGACGGCGGTGTCCGGAGGAGACGCCCCGGCCCGGCAGCTCGCGCCGGAAGCCTGGGACGCGCTGCTCAGCCCGGACCTGACTCCGGACATCTTCCGTATGGGCGCGGTGACCACGTCGTGCTGATTCCGCGCTTCCTGATGCGCCACCGGATCACCGTCGAGCCGTACCTGGGCGACACCAGCAAGGGACCCTCGTACGGGCCTCCTGTGGTCGTGCGGTGCTTCCTGGACGAGCAGACCCGCGGCGTGCGTTCCCCGGGCGGCGAGGACGTCACCTCGACGTCGACCGCGTACGCCGACCCGGGCACGACCGCGCCGGCGTTCTCGCGGGTGACGCTGCCCGGCGGCCGGGTCACCAAGGTCATCCAGACCAAGCAGCGGGACGGCGCCGGCCTGCCCACCCCTGACCACGTGGAGATCCAACTCGAATAGGGGGCCGCCGTGCCGCAGAGCTTCCGACTCCGCTTCGACTCCGGGCCTGCGACACGCGAGCTGCGTCAAGGGGCCGCTCGCGGGCTGTACCTCGCCGCGGAGCACGTCCTGGCCGAGGCGGACCAGGTAGTGCCGCTGGACGAGGCGGCGCTTCAGCGGTCCGGGACGGCGAGCGTCGATCCGCCGTCGTTGACCGCGATGGTCAGCTACGACACCCCGTACGCCGTCGTCCAGCACGAGCGGCTCGACTACAGGCACGCGCCCGGCCGGCAGGCCAAGTACCTGGAAGGGCCGCTCAACGCCGCCCGCGCTGAGGTGGCCGCCATCCTCGCCGCAGAGATCCGGCGGGCCTCGCGGTGAGCAGCACCCACGACGTCGACCTTCTCCAGGGCATCGCCGTGCTCTTGGCCACCGAGGGCATCGGCACCTACGCGCCCGATGACGTCCTACCGGCCGACGGTACGGGCATCGTGCTCGGCCGGGTGCCGGACGGCCCGGACCGGATCGTCGGCCTGACGCCGTACCCGGTCGCCGACGACGACACCACGGACGCAATCACCGGGATCCAGGTGCGCATGCGCGCGGGCACGGACCCGACCGACCTGGTGCAGCTCGCCGCCGACGTCTTCTCGGCACTGCACAACCGGCAGCACTACCAGGTCGCGGGCGTCCACGTGGCCCTGTCGTGGCGGCAGTCGCAGGCGTGGATCGGCCAGGACGACCGGGGCCGCATGGAGCTGACCGCGAACTACTACCTCCGGACCGTGCGGTCCGGGCCCTACCTGAACGACTAGGAGGACGCCATGTCCACCCCCACGCCCATCACGGCTCTCGCCCGCCGCTGGCGGCTGGAGATCGACATGTCCAGCGCGAAGGACGGCAGCGACTGGCAGCTGGTGCCCGGCATCACCAGCTTCACGCCGGCCGCCGAGCCGAACATCGAGGACTCCAGCAGCTACGACTCCGAAGGCTGGGCCGAGAACACCAAGACGGGCCAGAGCTGGGAACTGGGCGTCACGATCAACCGCAAGGTCAACGACCAGACAAAGGTGTACCACCCCACCCACGAGGCGATCCGGCTCGCGGCTTTCTCCTCTGGCAGTGCCAGCGAGATCCACGTCCGCTACTTCGACCGCAACGGGCTCCCGGAGGCGTACGAGGGCACCGCGCTGGTCACCTGGGCGCCGTCCGGCGGCGAGTACACCGCCCTGGACCAGGTCGAGCTGACCCTGACCGGCACCGGCCCGCTCCAGCTCATCACCAACCCGGTCGCCGCATGAGCGGCGGCAACACCTTCGAGACGCTCGACGCCTTCCTCGATGAGTACCTGGAGCTGCCCGTGCGTGGCCGGGACGGGCAGGTGCGTGTCTACCGGATCGAGGAGCCGTCGGCCGAGGACGGCCTGCGGATCGAGCGGATCACGTCGCTGGCGGCCCGGCTCGCCGCCGGCGGGAAGGCGCCGGATGCCCCGGTCCTCGGCGACGAGGAGGAGCTGGACCTGTACCGGATGTGTCTCGGCAGCGCCTACGAGAAGCTGCGCACCGAGCTGAAGTGGGGCGCCTTCAAGCACGTGGCCCTGACCGCCATGTTCTGGGTGACCACCGATGCCGACACCGCGCGTCAGTTCTGGAAGACGGGCCAGCAGCCGGGAAAAGCACCGAGAAACAGGGCGGAGCGTCGGCAGGCGTCGCGCGACTCCTCGGCGTCGGCTGCGGCGAGTACGACCCCGTCACCGGCCTCTACGAGTGGTACGAGGGCGGCATCCCAGCCCCGCAGAAGGGCAAAGCGGAGGCGCCCGCAGACCTGACCTGGGACCGCCTCCTGGCCCAGTGGGCGCTGATCGAGGCGGACCTGCACGAGGTGTACGGCATCGACGTCGACTCCGGCGTCCTCCAGCAGCGCACCTGGCGCTGGCTCCGGATCCGCATCCTCGGCCTGCTCTCCGCCGAGTCCCGTCTCGCGCGTCACTTCGCTCCGCCTCCCGATCCGTCCCAACCTGCCAGGAGGTGAGCGGCCGTGGCGCTGACCGTGGGTGAGCTGAACGCCATCCTCAGCGTGGACGACCGTGCGGTGGACCCCGCGCTGCGCCGCGCCGAGGACGCGATGCGGCAGACCGGCCAGCGCATGGGCGACGACGCCGACCGCGCCGGTCGACAGGCCGGCGAGCAGCTCGGCGACGGCATCGTCCGCAGCGCCGACGGCCGCCTGCGAGACGCCCGCGGCAGGTTCGTCGCGGCCGGCCGCCGGATCGGCGACGACGTCGGCGATGGCGCGACGGACGGCGCGGAAGAAGGCGGGGACGAGGCCGCCAGCGCGCTGGAAGGCGGCCTGGAGCAGGTCAAGGGACTCATCATCGGCGGCGTCATCGGCGCGGCCCTGATGCAGGGCCTCACTCAGGCCATCGAGCAGGGCCAGATCACCGGGAGGCTCGCGGCCCAGCTCGGCAAGACGCCCACCGAAGCCCAGCGATACGGCAAGCTCGCGGGCGAGCTGTACGCGGACGCGGTCACCGCCGACTTCCAGACTGCCGCAGATGCGATCAGCGCGGTCATGCGGGCGGGTATCGCTCCGCAGGACGCCACGAACGCGCAGCTCAAGTCCATCGCCACGAACGTCGCCGACCTCGCCACCACGTTCGAGCTGGATCTCGGGCAGACTGCGAACGCCGTCGGACAGATGATCAAGACAGGTCTCGCGAAGGACGGGCGGGAGGCGGTCGACGCGCTCACCGCAGGCCTTCAGCAGATGGGTCCGCGTGCGGACGACATCGTGGACACGTTCAACGAGTACAGCACGATCTTCCGGCAGTTGGGCATTGACGGCACCACGGCAACGGGCCTGCTCAGCCAGGGGCTGAAGGCCGGTGCCAGAGACACCGACGTAGTTGCCGACTCGCTGAAGGAACTCGTCCTGATCACCCAAGGCGGCGGCAAAACCGTCGATGAGGCGTTCAAGAAGATCGGCCTCAACGGCGCGGACATGCAGAAGGCCTTCTCAGAAGGCGGCCCCAAGGCGCGAGCTGCTCTGGACAAGGTCTTCGATGGGCTGCGCGGGGTGGGAAGCGAGAGCGACCGGCAGGCGATCGCTCTTGCCCTGTTCGGCACGAAGTCGGAGGACGTCCAAAGGGCTCTCTTCTCGCTCGACCCGTCCAAGGCGACCGACACCCTCGGGCAGGTCGGCGGCGCCGCGGACCGGATGGGCGACAGCCTGCGGGACAACGCCGGCGCCAAGGTCGAGCAGTTCAAACGCGGCATGCAGCAGGGCGTCGTGGACTTCCTCGGCACCACCGTGATCCCCGGCCTGATGGGCTTCTACAGCTTCCTCCAGGGCCACGAGGGCGAGGTCAAGGCCGCCGCCGTGGTGATCGGCGCCGTGCTCCTGCCGGTGATCGTCACCCTGGGCGTGCAGGCGCTGATCGCGGGCGGCCGGATGGCCGCGGCCTGGGTGATGGCGCTCGGCCCGATCGGCTGGATCGGCCTCGCGATCGGCGCCCTGGTTGTGCTGGTCCTCGGCTACTGGGACGAGGTCAGAGGCGGGACGCTCGCCGCCTGGGACTGGGTCGTCGGCAAGGTCTCGTCGGCGAAGGACAGCGTCCTCAACACGATCTCCGGTCTGGGACAGATCCCCGGCCAGGTGAGCGGCTACTTCGGTCAGGCCAAGGACTGGGCGGTGGCCAAGCTGGCCGCGCTGCTGGCGTGGCTGGCTGGTCTGCCTGGCCGCACCGGCTCGGCGCTCGCCGCCCTCGGCCCGGTCCTCGTCGGCCGCGCGTCATCCGCGTTCGGCAGCATGCGGGCCGCGGCGGTGGCGAAGGCCCTCGCGCTGGTGGCTTACATGGTCGGCCTGCCGGGGCGGATCTCGAAGGCGATCGGCAACCTGGGCGGGCTGCTGGTCTCCAAAGGTGCTGCAGTCGTGCAGGGCCTGTGGAACGGCATCAAGTCCATGGGCAGCTGGCTCAAGTCGCAGCTGATCAGCTGGGCGAAGTCGGCGATCCCCGGCCCGATCGCCAAGGCCTTGGGGATCCACAGCCCGAGCCGGGTGACCGCCGCTCAGGGCCGGTGGATCGCGCGCGGTCTGATCGAGGGGCTGACCGGCTCGGAGAAGCAGGTCAAGGCCGCCTCGGGCAAGCTCGCCGACATCATCGCCGACGGGCTGAAGCCCGGCCGGGCCCGGACGAGGGCGCTCGGCATCGTCTCGGCCGGCACCAAGCAGCTCCTCCGTCTCGCCCGGGACGAGGAGAGGGTGGCCGCGCGGCTGAAGGACGCGCAGAAGAAGCTCGCCGACCAGGTCGCTGCCCGGGACAAGCTGGCCGCGGACGTACGGAAGGGCATCCTCGACGCGGCGAACATCACCGGGCAGTCCGGCTCGCAGTCCCCGGAGGGGATCCTGGCCCGCCTTCAGCGGGGCAGGAAGGCCGCCGAGCTGTTCGCGAAGAACCTCGCGGCGCTGAAGAAGAAGGGCGTCCGCTCGGACCTGCTCCAGCAGATCGCCCAGGCCGGAGTTGAGCAGGGCTCTGCGGTCGCGGCGTCGCTCGCGTCCGCGACACCGGCGCAGATCAAGGCCATCAACAACGAGCAGGCCAAGCTCGCCAAGGCCGCCGG